AGGTACCAATGAATGGATTGAGAAAAGTAATATTGGAGCCTTGTGAACCGCCACCGCCATCCGGTACGATACTGATACCAACATCGGCCTGCTGATGGCCAAAGATCGTCATATTCACAAAAGTCAATTGCTGCGGACTGAGGCCGCCAATGGTCTGGTCGATGACCAACATTGCCGGATCGCCTTCGCCATTAATCCCACCTCTTGGCAGCATGCCATTACAGCTTAATGCGACATTCGCCATGTAGCCGTAGCTGATGGAGTCCATGCGGATGAAAGACGAAAAGACAAAAACATTTAGCCCGGTGACTGACGACGTTGTGGGATTAGTGAGTGTGACCGATCCAGCGCCGACATTTATAGCCGCAATCTTGGTGGGCCACGGAATTGATCCGGTGGTCTGATCGATGGTGGCATCACGGACTGACATTCCAACATGAAGTTGCGCGATATCCGCAGCGGATATTCCATCGAGTGTCGTGTTCGTGTGCGAATTGCACACGAAGGCATTATTGTTTCTGCCACTGAGTTTATTGTATCCATTCCAGACCAGTTGGGTGGACAGCCGGTTGTCGGCTTGAATGTTGAAGCCATCGGCAGCAATCCATAACTGACGGTTAATCTGATAGAGCCCGGTTGGGATCCACAACCTGATGTTAGTATTGGTATTACCACTGAAACGATTCCAAATGACATTCCCCGGTGTCGACGTGGATGCAAAGGCCGCGTAGATGGCCTCTTGCATCCCAACCACGTCCCATTCCGTACCGACCGGATAGGTCGTCAGCGGCGGCTGCTTGTATGGACCAATCCACCCTGGATGGTTGGCAATATCAGTTAGCGTGATTGGATGCGAAGTGCCATCGGCGATGGCCCCGTAGTTCTTGGGATTGATGACCGCAGCCCCGCCGCCGGGCGGCGCCGCGAATATACCGTCATAACGCAGGAACGTATTGGGCGTGCTCCCCGCCGCCGGCACCAATCCCTTCAGCGAGGCCGTGAACGGGTTTAGATTGGCGGTGACTTGCGTATTGCTCAGGCCGCCGAGCACCCCCGCATTGTTGTATTGGATCTGCCCATTGCTGCCGCCGGGAGTGGCAATGACTGGGATCCAGGTGCCGTCATCCGCCAGCACCTTGCCGGAGATCGAGCCGGGTGCCGGCACCAATCCCTTGAGCGATAGCGTAAACGTACTAAGCAGCGCCGTGACCTGGACGTTGCTGTAACCGCCCAGTTGCCCGCTGTTATTGTACTGGATCTGCCCGGCGCTGCCGCCCGGAGTAAACAGCAACGTCGGGATTGGAAACGCCGTAAAATCAGGGGTCGGCATGACTTAGCCGAACTGGCGCGAACCCGGCGGCACGCCGGGGAACGGCAGCACACCCTGGAAATTGGACGGCACATCGCCCGACGGCGAGGCCACGCCAGGGACCGGACCATAACCACCCCCGGGCACAGGGCCTACGGGAGACACGCCCGGTCCCTGCGGGCCTGGTGCGGAGGGCTGGGCAGCAGCCGCACCTGAGATCGCTCCGAAGGCATCGATACCAAGCCGCGCCGCCTCGAGCTGGGCATCGATGCCAAGCTTCTGCGTCTGTGCCGCGTTCTTGACGGTTTCCGATTTCGTCTTGTCGATCTTGGCCGCCTCGCCGGCCAGCGCAATCTGCTTGGCCTGCTGCTGCTGCGGATCCTGCGACGCTGCCTCCATCCTCTTCAGCAGCTTTTGCTTGACGGAATTCTGCAGCGGCGCCAGCTCGATCAGGACATCGGGCGGGATCTGTTGACCGCCGCGTACCAGCGCCCTCGTCGATGATGATGTCGACGTCGAGCGAACCGAGATAATTGGCGATCGCCGGCTGTCCGTATTGATCGGTCGTCAATCCATTGATCTGGATGAACTGCGCGACACCATCGTCATCGGTAACCCTGATCCACCGCTCGGCCTGCCAGTGCCGTGAAAGCACATTCCAGATTGCGCGGTAGACCCGCATCTTCCAAGTACGGTAGGCGATGATGTAGGGGCCCAATTCAGCGATACCGGCCTGCTGCAAGAGATTTATTGCCCGCCCGCTAGAGCCCTCGAGGCCCTGCCCGATCAATGCCGGATTAGGACCGAAGTTTTCTATTTCCTGCTTCGCCTCCTGCAGCATCTGCAGTTGCCCGGCAAAGTCCGCCTGCTGGTCTTCCGGCTTGACCTCCTTGCCGGGGTTCTTTTCGATCAATCCATCCGGCCGCGCCCACTCAATACGCGCCTTCTCCACGTCATCCACCGCACCCTTGTCCATGACCAAGCGGCGCGAGTTGAGAATGTGCAGCGCCTTGCTCCTGCGATGATTGATTTCGTCTTGCGGCCCCTTGAAGTTTCGCACGAAGCCGTAACGATCACCATCATGGTCGACCGCGGAGGAAAACATGAGAAACTTGCTGAAACTTTTCCCCCGTTCGTCGATGTAGGGACTGTGGCCCTGCAGCAAGACGACATTGCCGACATATAATGCCCAGCACCAATGACCCTCGTGGATGTACCAGTGATCCACCATGCGAAGCTTCTTCGCCGTGGTATTGACCCACATGACCTCACGATCGGAATACGTCGTGATGTCCGTTCCGCTCTCGCTCAGTCCGCCAATTTCATCCTTCTTGTCCGGTACTAATTCCTTGGCTTGCTCGACATCGATCCACTTTGAGATGCCCAAGTAGCGCGCGTCAGTGAAGCCATCATCGTATGATCGCGGGTCATAAAAAAACGTATCTGGATACACGAGATGCACATCGATGTCGGGATCGCCGTGGTCGCCGTAGGCTAAATCGATCTCGACACCACCAATTCCATCGATCGCCGCCATACGTGCCGCCCGCGCGCATTTCGAATTCCAATCGACATGGTCGACCGCATAACGCAATACCGAAGTCGCCACCTCGGCGCCCTGTTCTGAATTCGGATTACGCGGATAGGCCTTGGGATCCTGTTTCAGTTTCTCCACCAGACCGACCACCGCGTCGATCTTGCGCACGATACGATTGCTCGTGATCACCGGCTGCCGTCGGCGCTTGAGCGCCTTGATTTCCTTGTCGGTCCACTGCGCGCCGTGATAATAGCGCCGCGCCTCCTTCGCCTCCTCAATCTCGGGCGTCTTGTTGCCAACATAATCGTAATACTGCCGCTTCAATTGCTCGACGGTGTAATAGCCCTCGGCATCCACCTGCGGCGTGTCGACCGGCGCATTCGCCTGCGGGATGTTGCTGTCAGCCATCGATCACCATTATTGCTGTTGCGCCTGCAAGAAGGCGCGCAATACATCGCCAGGCGTAACCCCACCTTCCTGCGCCAGCCGATCGTTGGGATCGGCCTGCGCCTGCAGGACCTCAGCCAGTGAGGGCAAAGTCCACCAGGCTCAGCCTACCCAGCTTGGGCAAGCCGCCACCACCAAGCAATGCCTGCACGATGAACAGTAGCGCGATCAGCGCCACGATCACCCAGATGATCTGGATCACCTTGGCCGGCAACGCGACGCCGACGACCTCGAGGACCCAGATGATCAGGTAAACGACGAGCGCGAGAACGCAGATGTAGATCAGCAGTGTGATGATTGCGGTGATCATCGATGCTCTCCTCGATTAAACATCATTCCCATTTGGCCGACAAATAGGCGATGAATGCTTGAAAGCGCGAGATTTCATAATTGCCAAGAGTGCGATTGCATAAATGGCATAAAATGCCTCGCACCGCGCCTGAACTGTGATTGTGATCTGTATGCCACGCACGTTTCCAGCCCGGTGTTGTCGCGCTACATATCGCGCACTTTCGACCCTGCGCCTCGAACTTCGCCTCCCATTGCTCAAGCGTAAGACCGTAGCGTCCCTTCAGGTGTTCATTTCGCCGAGACCGGAATGATCGACTAGGAAATTTTCGTTGCCTCTCCGTGCGCTCCTGCGGCGTCGTTCTAGCAACAAGACGTGCATAACTCGCTTTGGAGGCTGCAACCTGTTTCTTGTAATCCTTGTATGGCATAGCCACTCGCTCCGAATGTTTACGAAGAGAGAACTATGCCACACAAACTTACTTCTTCGGCCCAGCCTGACCGGGACCGGGTGTCCAATACCAACCTTCGTCCGTGTTGACACCCCAGCCGCCGTTAGCTGGCGCTTCCTTGACGGTAATCGTAATGCTCGCGCCACCACCACCTGTATCAACCGGCGGCGGCTGCTCGACCGGCGGCAGCACGATCGGATGCTCCGGGTGCGGTTCACTACCCGGCATTGGACCACCACCAACACCGACACCAGTGAGCCAAGCATATCCCACCACCGTGGCAGGATAAGGCTTCACACTCTTATCGCGTGGATAGATAACGACTTGCATTGAAACAGGAACTTGCGCCATTTTGATCTCCCTTTAGAGGTCTGTAGCTAGCGCGATATCGGGCACCGTCAGCCCGGTATCGACGAATGTCCCACGGCCACCGACACCACCGAGCGCGTCGTGCGCCGTGCGCAGGCGGAATATCTTGCCATCGGCCGTGATGCCGTAGGAAAGCATGTCCGGGGTCGACCTGTTCAAAAGCGAGAACGTCGTCATAAAGTCCCCAGGCTTTCCAATTGTTGTGACTGCCATGGCTATGCCGCCTTCTCTAACGGTGCCTTGGCCTCGATGCTCGGTCCCTGGCTCCAGGGCGCGTCCTTGTCCTCGCCCTCGGGATGATCCTCGAGCGAATAGCCCTTCGACCATGTGCCGCCCGCCGTCTCGTAGATCCAGAACGTGCCGCCATCGAGCACGACCAGATGCCCATTGTGAATGACTGCAGTCTCGACACCACTGGGTGCCGGCAGATCCTTGCCATCCGGTCCCTTCTGCTTCTTGCCGGTCATCTTCCACGGCGTGCCACGCGCATCGATCACTACCAGTTTGCCGCCTTGAACTATCACTGCGGCGATATCAGTCGGTCCTGCCATGCTCTCCTCCTGTTGTTGTTACTTCACAAATCCAACCATGTAAGCCAGCCCTATCAATACGAGCACGCCCGCTATCACCGCGGCACCAGCTGCGAAATTATTTCTCGGATAACTCTGCGCAAAGCGATCGGCAGCCATTTGCTCATCGGTCGGCTCGGGTATCTCCCGCTTGGGCGGCCGGTTGGGCCGCTTATCCATCGCGATCGAACTCGCCCACCTTGAGCCACTTGGCCTCATCGACATCCCAGCGAAATATCTCGTTGTTGTCGGTCACCCCATATAACTCACCGGTCAGCACAAACGATGCAATGAAAGTCATTTCCTCAGCCCATGTATTGCTTAACGCCTGCCAGATGGCGCGCAGTTCCAACCCCAGTTGTTCTGCCATATCACAACTGATACCCCCAGGCATTGATCTGCGTTGCCGTGTTGCCTGCAGCGCCCGGCACCGTCACGGTGATCGCTGTCCCTGAAGCACTAGCCGGCAGGCACATGGCAAAATTCACGGCCAATGGCGTGGTCTGTATGGTTGCACCGGCCGGCATCACGTACTGGAACGTCATGGTCACACCAGGGGCAAGGCTGGCTACCGTCACCGATATGATCGTCAACCCCGTAGCGCCCAACCCTGACACCGATAGACCGCAGATATACGTGGTCTTATTGGCGATGCCGGCCAGCGCCACGTTCTGCGTTGTGGTATCCGCACCAGAAAACACCGCAGCCACCGGAATGCCGGCGACATTACCGGCAGTGGGATCGCGCGGTATCTGCTGGGCATAGCTAGGCGAACACCAGAGCAGAAACACTGCCAACCAGATGCGTCTCATTGTGAACTCCTAATAGGGTGCGTTTGAGCAGGCCTCGAAGGCCGCATCGACGTCGTCGCCGAAGCCGCCACCACCACAGATGTGTGGATAATCGTGGGCTTTTGTGGTGTCGGCTCGCCACTCGCGCCTAAGCCGATCGAAGCGTTCCTGTGGATTGAAGCTTGGCGAGGGTTGTCTCTGAGTGTCGATATTCGAGGAAGCGGAAAAGCTCTTCTCCGGTGAGGAGCTGACAGTCGATGGGATAGAGCGTGACGGGCGCGAAGGTCTGTGGCTTGGCTGGAGGTTCATCCTCCCAGTGTCTGGCTCGCCACCCCGCCGCGGCACGCTCACGTCTGGCTTCAGCCTTGGCCAGCTTGTCTGCTTTTCTTTGTGCGGCACAAAAGCGTCCAAACGCGAGTTCATCTGATCGAGCTTTGCAATACTCGCAGCGACATCGGCTGCTGTGTACGTCCCGCCGCTCGAGGTCTTCGATCTCGTCATCGCTCCACTCCGGTATGGGGCACATGCCATAGGCCCACGGTGCGCCCCAGTTTTGCCTAAGCAGCATTAGCAGACCACCCTAATAAGTCCTCCAATCCTCACGCTCCAACTCATCCGATTTATAGCCGGTCTTGATCTTGGCCTTCTCCGGCTTGCCCGGCTCGCGGCCGGGGATCATGCGGTCGATTAACTGACCAACCAACCCAAGGCTGTCGACCTGATCGTCATGCTTACCGGCCGGGAACGACAGCAGCTCGGCGCGGAAGTCAGAATACCAAGGCGCTTGCATCGGCACGTAAAGTCCATCATTCGCCATGCGGCCGCGGATTGATTGGCAGCGTACCGCCTTATCACCCTTGGTTGCGAACCTCTCCCTGTTCACATAGGCCTTTCGTGCTCGGGCCTGCTCCTCGATGTAGGGACCAAGCGCAGATGTGATTTGGCCGCTTTCCTCGGCCCAATCCAGAGGGCGCCACTCTCGCACCAGGCGACACCACTCACGCACCCACACATCAGGAGAAGACTGGCCGCGCCACAGGTCCAGGAGATAGCAACGGCCGTCGACATCGAGACCAACAACGACATGGCACGTATAGTCTCCTCCATCGGATGTGACGGCATAGTCAGATCCTCCGTAGACGGAGAGCGTCTCGAGCGCCGGGTGTGTCGTGTAAGGCCTCAGCCAATCGGCTTTGAATTGATTGCCTTCTTCCGGGACGGGGTTTTGCTGGTAGAGCGCCGACCAGTTGCGAGCAGATTGCGTAGCTCGCTCATGGCGAAGGAAGTTTCCGTATCCATAGGCGTCATCCCACAGGACTTCACCAGTATCTCGTCCCAACGGGTCGCCAGCCTCTGCCAACGCCGGCAATGAGAGCACTTCCCATTGATCGCCACCTTTTCGCATGTCGAGCAATAAGCGCCCTGCCAAGTCATCTTCGCTCCACCGTGTATTTTTGCTCACTAATCCATTGGCAATGAAGTTTTCCGTCCTGTCGATTTGAACATCGAACACTTCTTCGATGCCGGCGTCGACAATCTCAACAATGGTGTCTCTCGCGACTTCGCACATACTTAGCGGCTGCGAGAAGGATTTTCTCAGTCTTCCCATACCCGACAGCAAGGTTGCAGTCGTTGCAGAGAAGCCCTCTAATCTTTTTACTATCGTGGCAGTGATCGACGCAAAGCTTATTGTTCCAATGGGCGCGCGTATTGTTGTTTGAAGGTGGCTGCCGACATACGGCACAAACTCCGCCCTGTTCGGCCAGAAGGCATTCATAATCTGAAAAGCTAATTCCGTAGCGGTGGCGCAAATGCCTATCGCGCCTAGACTTAGGATTAACCGAGGGCGGTCGAATACCAGCTTGCCATCGATCTTTGCTGTAGTGTGAATTGCACATGCCTTTGCATTTGGCCGGCTTATCACACCCTTCTGCGGAGCACGTGATACTCTTCCACTTGCCCCAATAACCCTCAGGATGACGTTGCCCTTTTTGAGCAAATCCGTTCGCTGCCATTTCGTCTCACCGTCTTCTTCCACAAGGAAAGGATGCCTTGCGTTTGCCTTGACGATGATACCCGACTTCATCCTGATTTCAAGCACGCGATCAGGACCATGATTGATCCAATTACGCACTACGGATATTGAGACTTTGCCGTTTTCGTATGTTGCTACGCGATCTCCAGCACGAATGTCGCGCAGCAGCTTTTCCTGTCCTGTTTCCATTAGGACAGGCGTATCTCCGGTCATGCACTGGATCAGTACGATCCTGCCCCCCGGCTTCATCCTGGTACTCAGATCGCTCTTGTACCACTCCCATGTTTTCTCGCGTACCAGCGCGCTATCCGCATCCTCGCGCGATCGTACAGGATCGTCAATGATAGCAAGATCAGCACGAAAGCCAGCGATACCAACACCGACACCCGCGGCGTAGTACTCACCTCCAGAAGTGAGCGCCCAGCGTCCTGCCGCCGCATTGTCTTGTGAAATAGCGAGGCCGAGTGTTGGTCCATGTTCCTCGATCAGGTTGCGAACGCGGCGGCCCCATTTCTCAGCCAGCTCGGTGGTGTGTGACGCCGCCAGGATGCTGTGCGTCGGATGCTTCGCCAAATACCAAGCAGGAAATAGAATCGAGCCGTATGTGCTCTTCGCGCTCCCGGGCGGCATGAACACCGCCAATCTCTGGATCGATCCACGTGAAACACCGATCAGCCTGGCCATCAATAGTCGATGGTGCGGCGCCGGCTCGAACCCGTTAATTCTTGCCCACTGGCTGAACGATCGGCGGGTCTGATATCTCCTCCTCAGAATCTGCGCCGTTAATGATTTCAAGGAGTTTTTGGTCACTTAACCGCTCGAGGTGGTGAATGTTGGTGATAGTCGCATTCATTTCTCGCGGCATGTGGCTGCCCACCGCACGCACGAAGCCGAGCGGGTCTGACCACGCTGCTGCCGTCAGGGCTGCCTTGCCGTTCTCTTGCCACGCCTCGTACATATCGACGAAGTATTCGGTAGACATCTTCTGTCGCGCACCCTCGGGCCTACCGTTTGGATTCCCTGATTGCCCGGGCTTCCATGGTTCGACTAACCCCCGCAACTGGATCGGTCCTGTATGGCGTTGCCACTTAGGATTAGGCGGTGCTTTTTCATTGTCTGGTGCTACGCTACCATTCCCCTCTTGGTGGTTACCTAGCACCGCTCTAGACCGAGGCATAGGATACCTTTGATTTAGATCAATTGCTATTCGCTATCATATCCGCGTTTTGCCATCACTTTAGCACTGATTCTGCCGCGACGGAAAGCCGATGCAACCTTAGGTGGTGCTTTCTTCCTGGCCGGGAGCTTGCCGCCTTCGTCGGCGTCTGCAAATTCCTGGCCTACCTTCTGTGGGATGCCGAGCGTGGACTTGCCGGCGGCTGCGGCGAACATGGCGGCGCGCTGCGCCTGGGACACTGAGGGCATGGGTATCACCCCTTTTCGTTTTTAACGAGCCGTGGCTCACCCCTGCCACGAATGGACCCTATGTTGTTTCGATCAAAGGGTTCAAATGGTCTAAACCGAATAGCCTGGTTCTGCGGACTCAGTTTGGCCGCCGCCCCGACGGTGCTGGTCAAGCAATCAGTATCGCTGCCCATGTGGCGCATGATGATCGGTGTTGCCGGGTCCGTGCCATTGGCCAATAGGGTTCGAGCGGCCGCCAAAAATGGCGTGACCGTCCTATGGCAGAGTTGTAGATCCCCCGACTTGGCGATGAACTTGCCCTGACCGCGGGGAATTGCCGTAATTACAATAGGTTCCATGTAGGGCGGTTCTCGTTCGTTAAGAAAACGGCGACCGAGGGAGGCAAGGGTCCGCGGCCGCCGTAAGGGCTAGGAACTCACAAGGGGGGTTAACTCTTGCGAGCATGCCAGATTTGCAGCCTCGAGCGGACCCTGTCAACGACATACGGGAAAATACGGGGGGTTATTCCCGTACACCCCCGCCGTCATCGCCCCAGACCAATTCCGGCCGATCGAAGGGCAAAGACCACATTTCCTCCCATTCGGTTTTTATAGCCGGCTTGAATTTATCGGTTTCATTGCCCCAAACGGTCCAGCCTGACCGCTCCTGGCGGGCAAATAGTTCGAGGTATGGGCCAGCGACTAGGCGCTCAATGCGATCATGGATGCCGTCCGGTTTGCGACTGTGCTCGCGGCGAGGTGAAACAATTGCTTGTCGAACATTTGCATTCAGTCGTTTCGGTTGTCCCTTCGTTGCCAATAGGCAGACCTCGCTATTGGATCTTGTCCAATATCCGGTACCAATTTGAACCGGGACATCATCCTCGAACATATCGATTTGCTGACCGTTTGCTTTGACCCAAACGAAGCCGCAGGTTTTATATTTAAAACCCCAATCCTTGATGACCTTCAACGCCATGTGCATCGTTGGCCAACAGATCCAAAGAAATAAAACGCAGTCAGGTGCCGCCAATGACGCAACAGGCAGTGCAGTTATCTCAGCCATCGACATGGTTTTGTAGTATCGGTTTACATCAGTTGATGAGTTTTCCTGTGATCCCCAAGTCTCGAATGTCCAAGGCGGGTCAGCCAGAATCGCGCCAAAATGTTTCTTCGGTAGATCGTCCATTGTCACGCAAACCCCCAGATCTTGGCCATCGTCTCCAAGGTTTCCCTGAACCTCTGACCGATGTATTTGCGTGATCGGCCGCGATGTTGTGCAGCGAGCTCCAATGGCACGCGATCGCCCAGGATGTCACGCACCAGGCGATTGCCCTCGAAGCCGAGCGTCACTGTCACGGTGCGTAGTTCCTCCATAGCCTTGTGCTGTTTCTCGGTGTAGGGCGATCGCGCTGGGCCCTTGCCGTCGACCGGTTCGCGTGTGGGATCTATCGCCCGCACGGCACCAATTGCAGCATCCTCCCAGTGTCGCTGCCACTCTCGACCTGCCGCGTATTGCGCCAGATCGATCGACCCTCGAGCCAGCATGCCGGCCAGTGGGTCGTCCCGGGTTGCGCGCAGGACCGTGATCGTCTCGCCGATCTCCGAGTAGGGATCGGCAACAACCGCGGCAACGGTGCCTTGTGCCTGGATGGCCGTAATCTCAGCACGGCGATCATGGACTTTTTCGCTCTGGGGTTTTTTCATCCACACCCTTCTCCGGCTTTCGATCTTTTGCCAACCGCTCGACAATGCGCTGTGCCAACTCGCCAATCGGATGCCAGGTATCCTCGCTCATAGCGTTACTCCCCCATGTTGTGGTGTGAAAATGCCGGTATCAGCATCGACCGTGAAATGGCACGTACCGCGCTTGCCGGCACCGATCTCTCTGACTTTCTGGCTGATTACTTTGGTTTCATTTTTTGCATCGTCGCGGTGGATGCAAAGAATATTATCCGGCTTGTTGGCCCAATTAGCCGAACCATCGATGTCATACGGCCCCGGTATCTTGCCATCCGCAACGCCTGATTTTGTCGGATGCGCCGAGAGCATCACCGCTATATTCGTGTCACGGCAGAACCCCGTTATCTGCTTCAGGCAATACCCGAGAAACTCGCTCAACGTCATTTCCTTGGGCCGCGTCCACTCGATCTCATTCCATGGGTCTAGGACTATAAGCCCTGAGTGCCCGTCCTGGTGGGCATCGTAGGCGTGATTCAATATCCACGTCAGGTCGTGTGGTTGCTCGGTGAACCGTCGAATGGACGATGCGAGCACTAGACCAACCTCGGCAAAGGCGTCCCAGCCCTGTCGGTCGCCCCAAATCAGGGACAGCCGATCGTGCAGATACCGTTCGTTCTCTGGCAGATAGGCGAATGTCTTGGTGCCGTGTTCGCACCATTGGTTGCAGATCAAGTTCATCAAAAACGTCGACTTGCCGTGGTTGGCACCGCCGTGGACGACCGTGAATTGAGAAGGATACAGCAGGAAGATCTGATCCAATTCCCACCATCCGGTGGACTTCGTGACAGCCGCCACTGATTGATAGCGAGGCAGATCGGCAAGCGCGTATAGGCCGGCAAAGCCGTGCCAGAATTGGTCGGGGGTTTTGTTCAGCATCACACGATCCCCGTTTCACGCGTGCGTTGCGCCCTGCGCTCCTGATCGGTTACGGGCCTACTGCCTTTGCTGAACTTTGGGGCATTGCGGACGAAATTGCAGAATGCAGCGTCGTAATCGATGTATTGCTTGCCCGTTGATTTTAAGTAGTCACGGAATTGCCCCTCAGTCGCACGCAGATCTACTGCTAGTTCCCTTGCTATCTCGGTTGCCCTCTGTGGGACATGCCACTCGGTAGGCAGTGGTGTTGTGCGCCCTCTGCCATTTTTTTTGTGAGGTGTTTCTCTCTTACTTTCTTTCTTTATTGTGGGTGTGGGTGTGGGTGTGGGTGCATATGCATTGTACTCACTATTCTCTTTATCCCACCGCACCTTAGCTGCTCGGCGCCTGCGCTCTGTTTTGGTTCTAACTACAGACCATTCCCGCTGCAGCGCCTTCTGCATAAGCATGCCTGCATCTGCATTGCAGAACTCTTTTATTATAGGTCTCAGTAGGTTACTAACAACGGAAGTATTGCACCGAAACCGACGCGCTAACCACTCGTCATCGTTGGGGATACGTTGGTTGGGAGCGATCCACATCGCCATGAGTAGGCGTAGGTAGGCCCCGTGTTCTTCGAAGGTGAGATGCTCGGTATCGGCAAGATAACGCTGTATCCACAGCGGCATTGCAGGAAATTCAGCCATTAGAGCCCCCTTCAAGGGCTGGAGGAAAAGGTGCCGGTAAGCCCGTGAAGGTCGGGCAACGGTAGCAAGCCGCTGTCCCGGCGCGACGGTCTAGCCGCCGAAGGGCCAACTTAGAACCTGTTCGCGCGGCTTGTCACCCACCAAACGTGGACTTTTATGGTTTTGCACCGGCCCAAGTCGGGCGTGGTCGTAGGCCTCGCTCACCCAGAGGGTGAGCGGATCCTGCGGTGTAAGGATCTGGATGAGTTGCAGCCGCAGCCAGTCGTAGCGCGTGGCGGCATGCAGCATCGTGGTGTGGTCGCGCCCGCCAAAGGCCCGCCCGATCGTCGGATAAGACGATTTCGTCAGTGTCTTGCACAGCATGACCGCGACATGGCGCGGAACTATGATGCCCCAATTGCGCCGATCCGAGCGCAGATCTATCACCGTGACGCGCCAACGCTCGGCTACCGCCTTGAGGATATCGAGCAGTGCCGCCTGCTCGGCCGGCCGCCAACCATGCCCAGCAGGCCGGGGAGGCCCGTACACCTCCAGCGGGCCGACAAAGTCAGCCGGCGGCCAGGGGCTGATGTGCTTTGCCACGGGCCGGAACTTGATTATGCGTTTCGGGTCTAGTGGCTTGATCTGGCGCGAGAGCTTACGGCGCTCCTCCACCAGCGCGGCGAGCAATCTAACTTCGAGCGCAGTCGTGCAGACGACCGTATCGTTCAGCATCGCAAACCCCCATTCGATTGTGTCACGGACCCGACATTGTGTCAGGACACTTTTTGTATATCGGTCTTACCTATCGGCGCACCGGGAACTGATGCACGCGGGCAATGTCGTCGAGCACCCGCGTCAGCAAGAGCTGCGCCGCACCCTTCTTGGGTAGCCTCCCAGCCTCCCAGCGCGACAGCGTGGACTGCCTAATCCCAATGCGGGCGGCGAACTGACCCTGCGTCTCGCCCAGCCCATCACGAAACTCCTTGAGGTCTTCTGGGCCTATTGGAACCGCGCGGCTGCGTGGTGGAGTTATCGATCTCATGGCTTATTCCTCCCGTATTATTGCGGCCTGGAAGGCAATATTAACCGTTCTGTATAATATTACAAATAGATAATTTAATCGTTGACAAATCAAATATACCAAGCGCATATTGCGTCATGAGTTCAAACGGAGGCAAGGAAATGACCAAGTTCGCATATTCGCTAAGCTACTGCGTCAACGGAGATGATCGCGTCAAGATCTCGACCATCGACGCCTTTGATGAGCAATCAGCGCGTGAGCAAGTTCGCGGATTGGTCCCGCGTGATGGCTCCAAGGTCAAAATAGAATTGGCCATTTCACGCTGGAACCGCACCCAAAACGCAATGGGATTAACTGGCTCATATCCGAGAGGATCACGATGACCATCCGCAGCCAAGACGATTACGAGCTGGCCCTACACATCCGCGAGGCGTGGCAACTGATCCGCGACGGCGCATCTCTCAGCGAGATTGCGCAGGGGCTGGACCTGATCTCATCGATCATGCGCGAACTGCAAGAGCGCAAGAGTACTGCCCTGCCGGCCGGGGTTGCCGTGGTAGGCCTCGATAACCCGAATTTGTACGGGATCCTCAAAGAGCTGCTGGGAGACTGATGTGAAAATCAAAACCGAGTTTCATCCCACGCCGCGTGGCGGCGAGTGGACCGCCTTCGACGAGTATACGTACGACGGTGCCGCCGAGTTTAACATCATGGGCTGGGGCAAAACCGAGCAGGAGGCGCTCGATGATCTTGATCGCTTGTTCGAGGAGCGCGCCGAATACTTCGAGGATCTACATGAGGCCGAACGAGGAGGCAAGGATGACTGACAACAACGTAGTGAAAATGATGCAGAGCCCGCCGCAATTGCTGGAGCAGGCGATCGCAACCGGTGCCGGCATCGAAGTTATCGAGCGTCTGCTTGGTATGCAGGAGCGCTGGGAGGCCACGCAGGCCAAGAAGGCGTTCAACACCGCAATCGCGGCCTTCAAGGCTAACCCGCCGGAGATCCTGAAGACCGTCTCGGTGGGCTACGGCAAAACATCATACAAGCATGAGGATTTGGCCGAGTTGTTGGCCGCAGTAGATCCAGCCCTCGCCGCACACGGCTTATGGGTAAGGTTCAAGGTCGACAGCGCAAACAACGTGGTCACGGTCATCTGCGTAATCGGCCACGCCGACGGCTATTCGGAAGAGGCCTCTAAACTGTCGGCCGCGCCGGACACATCGGGCTCGAAAAACCCAATTCAAAGTATCGGCTCTGCGGTTACGTATTTGGAACGATACACATTGCGTGCCGCACTCGGGCTCGCCGCAGCTAAGGATGACGACGGGCTTAGTGCCAATGGCAAAGGCTCTGGCCTGATCACCGAGGAGCAGGCCGACCAGATCAACAAGATCCTGTTGCACCACAAGCACATCGTTGTGGAGAAGTTTCTCGATCTCGCCGGCGCGCCGAGCGTCAGCGATATCATGGCAGTTAAATTCGACGCCGCCATGGGGTATCTGCGCCGGCAGATAGAAAAGAAGGTCAGCCGATGAATATCGAGATCATCGACGTCGATCAGGGTTCGCCGGAGTGGTTCTTAGCGCGCGCTGGTATCCCTACCTGCTCACGGTTTGGTCATGTCATGGCCAAGGGCCGTGGCGATGCTGACAGCAAGGTACGTGCCGCCTATCTCTATCAACTCGCCGACGAGGTCATCTACGATGATCCAGTGGATGGCGGCTTTACTAACGAACACATTGAACGCGGAAAACTACTGGAGGCAGAGGCGCGTTCGATATATGCGCTGGAGAACGACGTCATACCCCAGCAGGTCGGCTTCATAAAAAATCACACGGTCAGTGCTGGCGGAAGTCCCGATGCACTGATTGGCAAGGACGGCATGCTCGAGGTCAAGACGATGTTTCCACGACTATGGATCCCGCACGTGCTCAGAGATAGCAATCCGCCGGAATTCACACCACAAGTGCAGGGCATATTGTGGGTTTCGGAAAGAGCCTGGTGCGATCTCATGATCTACTGGCCGCGGCGCCGGCCCTATATCAAGCGCATCTACCGTGACGAGCCGTACATCGCCCAACTCGCCCAAGCAGTCAAAACATTCAACGCAGAGCTGGCGACGATCGTCGCTGCGCTGCGCACCAAGTTCGATTTACGCGCCACACTGGAAGAGGCAGCAGCAGAATGACAATCACGGGATTAATTATCGTTTGCATCGGTGTGTGGTGCCTACACAGTCTTCTGAAGGGGCCACTGCTGTGAGCGAAGCCGTCGAAGCACTCAAGATCGCGCTTAAGCAGGAGGCCGAGGGCATCCTCATAACTTTCAGGATTCAGCCCGAGCACTTTCCCGAGCACCTGCTGGTGGCGAGGATCAATGCAAGGTTCGCGCTGGCGTTTCAGGAGATCGACGACAACGAGCAACCAAAGATCGCGGACCCCGAAATTAAGAGTAAGCGCCGGCAGAACGCCAATACGATGCGGGCGGCGATCGCCTGCGGCGAGCCGGCCTTCCAGACTTTTCTGCGCAAGGCCTATCCAACACATTGGGAGGGCGGGCTGGGCGAGGGCAAGACGCGAGCGGCCGATGCCATGCGCTCCCTGCTCAATGTCGACTCGCGCAAGGTTCTCTCCACCGACAAGGATGCATTGCAACGCTTCGATGCATTATTGGCGCAGTACGAGATGTGGAAGCAGGGGCAGTGAATTGGCAAATCACCATCAAAAAGGCTACGGCATCGGCCGTCAATGTCACGGTCGTCTTTACTGCCACGTCGCCGATCTACTATTTTTT